CTGTGCTGCCAATTCCAAGTCTTGTGTTTGTGTTGGCAGTTGATGAACGATATTCAATGTCGCCAAGAGTTGTAGATGGATTTAGGTTTTTTGTAGTTGTATCAACAGAAGTGCCAAGTGATCGGATTGCAGATGCGCCATCCTTAACTAAAGCTGTATCGTCTGGAGTAGTCCAGCCGTAATTGGTAGTAGTTGCCATTTTTCTCCTATTATCAGGCTACGATTGTAGCGTATTCCCATGTCAAAGTATTGCTTAAAGTGTTCCAAGCCTCGCCGATTGGCACAGAATTCCATCTCATAGCCACTTGGCTAAAGCTGACCGGTGATAGGTTTATGGTCAGGAATAACTCATTGAAGCGAGTGCTCCAACGCCATCCTTCAACATAACCTGAAAACTCGCCATTGTTTATCTGCGTTGGTAGATCTGCAATGTTTAAGGGCATTCCCATGAATACATTTAATAAGTTATCTCGATCTGAGTTATCAATCTCTGGATTTGTAATTGGGAAAATAATGCTGTCAAAAATAGGTTGTGGAAAGGCTCGAAGGCTAATGTATCGATCAGCCACTTCTTGAGCATTTACCGCTGAATGGATTACCGATTGAATACTTTCAGACTTGTAGCCATAAAGGGCAATTGAGGAAGCGGATGTTGCAGTTTTTTGAGAACCAAAATTATTGCCATAATTGATAAAGATGTCATTGCGAATATCAGCTGCTTTTGTAGTTGTGCGCAATCCCGAACCAATTGCATTGTTGGCAGATAGATCAACATAACCATTGGCTATCAAATAGGTTTGGCGGTGGTCAGCATCGGCGTATCCAATGTTTCCTTCATTGTCCTCATATATGTATCCAAATGCGCTGTTCGCAATTTGAGAAGCAATGTTATAAACAGTATCAGGAGAAGCATCTCGATTTTCCATTGTGTAAAGCCCCGGCTGATCGATCTCACCTAATCCAAGATTTAATGCAGTAGCCCAAGTTTCAGTTGCAGAATATCCTGCCCAAGTAGAAGCTGCTGGCACATCATTCCAAGCCCCAAGCAATACGCTTGAAAGTAAATCATAAATCTGATTGCCGTCCTCATCTTGAGATATTGTTGCATTGTAGATTTCTTTTGCTAATTTAACCAAAGATCCCATTGCAAGAATGGTGTATTCAACAACAGTTGCAATTGAACCAGTTGCGCCAACTTCAACAGTAATGTCAGTAATATCCCCACCAAATAGATTTACATAAGATCCTGCGCTGTTTTTAACTTGCAAACTTAAACTGTCATTTATGTCAAATGGAAAGGTTTGTCCAGACAAAGCCAAAATTGTGCATTGCAGATAAGATGGGTTCGGTTGGGTATAAATATCATCTCGACCTGCTTGATGAGTTATGTCGCTGATTGTTAAATTTGTGTATTCAGTTCCTGCAACAGTCAGTTTCCAGTCTGGTGTCCAAACTGTCATCAGTTGCCTTTGATGCCGTTATTGTAGAGCTGTGGAACTGATCTTGATGCGCTTTGATTTAATACCTTTGCAACGGCTCTTGCAGCACCTTCACTATCGATTGCGGATACGGAAATGTTGTATGTATTTCCACCTGCTTGACCAAATGGAGTTCCAGTTGCGCTTTGTGGCACTCCTGAAATTTGAGCCGATGGTGCAATGTTGCTAATAGATCCAATATCTGCTCCGGGTTTAATCAAATTAATCACTTTGATGCTTTCATTAGCAAGGCTTATAATTAAACCAATTGCTTCTCTAAGGAATGTAATAAATCCTTGAATGATGCCAGCAACAGTAGCAATGCTTTTGCCTAAACTTTCAGCACTTCTTTGGCTTTTTTGTAATCCTGCACTCAAACCCTGATCTCCAGTTAAGCCAGCAATAAACGCATTTAGAGTTGGAATGCCTGTGGTATTTAAGAAACCAATAAACTTCTCAACCTGTGGTAATAAAGCAACTCCAAGCGATTCTTTTGCTTCGTCAAATCCTACTTTTAAACGATCAATCTTTCCTTGAAATGTTTCAGCATTTGCAGATGCTGCTCCACCATAAAGATCTGAAAGTTTTTGTTGAACTTCGGTGAATGAAAGGGTTGCCAATTCGCTCTTTGATAATCCAAGACCTAATCTGCCAAGAGCTGTGGTGTTGCCATCTTGCGCACGACCCAAAGCATTTGCAACTGTTTCTAATTCAAGCCCACGACCTTTTGCAATATCTAAAGATAAATTTAATAATCTTTGTGCTTCATCAACATCTTTTGTTGATACGGCTAAGCGTTGGAATGCTGGTCTAAGTTGATCGTCAGCAACGCCGGTTGCAAGTGAGGTCTTGAGGATATACGCCTCAGTAGCCTTTATTTGGTCATCAGTTGCCCCTGTGGCAGTCTTTAATGCAGCAGCTAACCTTAACTGTGCTTGCTCATCTTCTATTGCAGCCTTGACCCCATCAATGGCTAATTTAGTGCCATAAGCAACGGCAGCAGCAGCGGCAACGGCGAATGCAGCAGCAGCCTTCTTTCCAAATTCTGAAATCTTACTTGCGTTTCCTTCAACGGCTTTATCAGCTTCGCCTAGTTTCTTTTTAAGATCATCAACATCAGCAAGGATTGATAATTTAAGCGTGCGATTACCGGTTGCCATTAGACCCATTCCTTAATAATGCGATCAAAACTTGCTTCCCATTTGTTAATCAATTCAGGCTGAATTCTGCGAAGGGTTGGATAGATAAACCATCCCCGACTACCTCTGCCTTGCCGTCCTGAATATGTAGGGAACTGTTTGAACTTATTTGAACCAAACTCAACACCACCCCATAGGGTTTGCGTTGTAGCACCACCTGAAAACTTTTGTCTTGCGAAGCCATAACGGAACTCACCAATTTTGCTTGATTTAGAGATGCTAACGCCATCTGCGACTCTCTCCGCAACCTTGCCAGCCTTTGTTCTAGTCCTAGCTGCTTGTTTAATTTCCTCTGATGCAAAATACGCCAAAGCAGCAGATTGAGTTCTTGCTTCCTCTGTTGCTTGCTCATCCATAAGTTTGAATGCTTTGTAAATATCACGCAAATCATTTTTATTGTATGCGATAGTTTCATTTGCCACTTCTCGCCTCCAATACTTCGATCGCTGTTAATATGTCATCCGCATCAACCCATTCACTCATCGGAATATGAGTTGCAATTGCCAACTCAACCAATAATCTGTTTAGGCTTCCTGCTTTGTGGCTTTTGGGTCTGCATCACCGACTATTACATCGGCTACTGTTTCCATCCAAATATCCATTGGTTTGATTGGCTTGCTTCCGGCAACTTCACGCTTATAAGCATGATAAGCCAAAAACATAAGATCCCAAATACCCAACTTGTCAGATGCTTGACCAATGGTATTTCCTGTCTGCTTTTCCCATTTCGCCCACTCAGGCGGTTGGGCAATATAAGTTGCTTGCTCGCCTGAGCTGTATTCAATTGTGATTGGTAGTTTCATTTTGCTCCCGTTGCTAGTTTTTAACTAAAGGTTTCTACTACTGCGCCCTTAGATACTGTGAATGTGAATGATACTGTCTGAGCATCAACACCTGAACCACCTGCCGTTGGAAACTCTGGCTTTACCGGAAACACAAATTGCGCTCCTGATGCAGCTGTAAGTGTCATGCTGATATCTGTATCTGGTGCAGTTTCAGCAGCAGCCCATAGAGCCTCACAAACTGAGTTTGCCTTACCCCAATCAGCCAACATATCCAATTGGAATGTTCCTGAAATGTTTGTTGTCTTGTAAGCCTCGCCTTCCATGGTCTGATAAACCTGACGCTCATTGACCTTGGTTAGAACTGCGTTAGTCGCTTGTGCTTGAATATCTGTTCCACCTGTGAAAGATAAACCAACATCACGACCGGTAATTACGACTGTTGCCATGATTTCTCCTTATATTGTTTGCGTGTAGTAGGTAGATACTCGAACATCTGCGATGAGCAGCGTTGATGCACCAACTTGAGTGACTGTCGGTCTTTCAACCGAGCTGACAATGTATCCAACTGGAATTACTGCCAGAACACTTATAACCAATTGCTCGATATTGTCGAGCGATGCAGGATTGCTGTTATAGGCAACTGCAACTGTAATTGTAAAATTAATTTTGGCTCTGATATTGGTTTTGCTAATTGTTTCAAATTCTAAGTAAGGCGAATCAGGCACAACCACCACAGCTGGTGGAATAACTGTTTCAGGCACAAATGAATAAACATTTCCTGCAACGCTAGATAAAGCGGTTGCTAAAGGTGTGCGAATTTGTTGCAGTATTGTTTCGTTAGGCATTTATTGACACATACTTTCGGTGTCCATGTATGAGCCCAACAAACCTACGCATTTATTGAAAAGCGATCTGCCCATTCTAAAAGGAGTTGCAGTAAAATCTACTCCTTCGATTTGTCCTCCGCCGGCAAGTCTTGCTTGGAAAACTTCGACTGAAACTGTATAGACGGCTGATTGAACAGCTGCATTTCCAACATAAGTTGATCCGCCAGAAAGGGCAGCAACTCCGGATGGGATGACATTAGCCTCGAGTATGTCGGCATTAGTGATCGATTGCGAAAAGGTATATTGTCCAAGATTATCTGCCAGCACAACTCTTGTTCCGTTGTAAGGTGTTCCGCATCCTGTGATGACAACTGATTGTCCTTCGGTAAATTCATGAATTCCTAGTGTAGTGAAAGTGGCGACATTATCAGTCAGCGACACTTTTTCAATTGGGCTTTTGAATGTAACTAGCATTGGCAGAATAACAGTTTCTGCTGTATCAATAATTTGGTTCAAATAAGTATCATCATATAAAGCAGACGACACGCCAAGCACGCTTCTCAGCTGTGAGGCTGTAATTATGGTTGGCATGTCATCTCCTTACTCCCTTAATGGATGCCTAGGATCGGGAGCAACCCTAGGCACTCAGTTAAACTAATTTAGTTCTTGTTGAACCAAACTCCGCCACCAGCAAGTTTTACTGCTAGTGCGCCGTAGCCGTAATAGGCAACAGATACTTGACCGGTTGCTGTAATGTCGGAACGAAGTGTCAAGCGTGGGCTCTCATACCATGTAAAAGCATCTGGATTTACAACGATCATTGACTGATCTCCAGTTGTGTAGCCATCAAGTGAGCGAGAAACATAAAGATCCAAGCCAGCAACATTTCCACGAAGTGATGTAGGAACTACATTGCCACCTGCGTTTTGTGGTTGTGATGCGTTGTAGATTGGGCGACCGCTGTCGTTGTAGCCCATGATGTTGCCCCATTGAGTGCTATTAACAATTAAGTTGCGAGCAAATCCAAGTGAGCCAGAATAAACAGATGCAGCAGCACCTGATACATATGCTAGAAGTCCAGCAGCTGTGTTATCTGCTGTTGCTGTCAAAAGTGAGCAAGATGATCCTAAAACTCCTGCAACATATGAATCTGTGGTCTTTGCATAAGCAAATTCCATTTGACGAACTAATTCATCAAAGAATGCTGGAGATGAACGATCTAGAAGTTCAACTGAGAATGTTTGTCCGCCAGCAAATTTCTTAACATCAACAGAAACGAATGATGAAGTCATATCGGTTGTGTCGATTGCTGCTGCCTCTGCTTCTAGTGCAGTTGTTGGCACAGCTGTAATTTTAGGAATTTCGAATGTCATACCAGCAGCAGGAAGTGTGCCACGAGATAGAGCATCGATTAATCCACGATCAGCATTTGATAGACCATTGATGATCTCTGTTGATTGTGGTGTTGGAATTAAGCCAGCAACTGTGCCGGTTGTGTCAGCAGCCATTACATATTGACGGCTTTCCTCTGAACCTAGTGCAGCACGAACTGAGTGCTCCAAATAGGTTGCTTTTGAATTGATTGGTGAGCGTGGCTTTGTATAGGCAACAGACTGAGCTGCCACTACGACCACAGGCTCAGACTTTGCAGCTTCTACCGCTTCGGTTGCGATAGGAGCATCTGAAGTAATATCAGACACTTTGTCCTCCTGTGTTGTTTGATCCTCAGCGGTTGCTTCGGAATTCTCTGGTGTATTTGTTGCAACTACGGATTCAACTTTCGCTGAGGCAATAGC